CGTATATTCAATTTAATTTTATAAGCATTTCGATTTAGTGTTTTCTAATTGATTTTGACTATTATTGAAGGTGACATATCAGCGATATTTTATGTCTATTCCATATAAGTGTTAGCAAGTTCGTTTGCAAACTTGTTAGCACTTTTTTATACTTTTCTATTACATGCACCCTTACAACCACATCATACTTAGATGCTAACTCTTCCGTTTTCTTTTCTCTACAATGAGTAATTTCAATAAGAACGAAAGGTAATCCGCCGCGAAATATCTATATTAAAAGATAAGTATTTCTCTTAAATTTCTATACTCACCTTTTTATAAACAAAAGGTGGTTTTCCCGAACTGTGTAGCTAAAAGATGAATTGCAAAAAGGTCCTTTCTTTACTTGGGATAAATGTAAAAAAACTTTAGCAAAATGGAAATGAATTTAAATTTAATATCAAAAAAGCATCACCTAAACAGGTGACACTTTTGTATTATTAACAGAAACTTACATTTCATTAAATTTCTTCAGCCTTGGATAACTCCTCTAATACTTCGCCCATATTTTTAAAGACTTCATCAAAAGCTTCTTTCGTACTAAAATGTCGAGCCGCTTGGTAAATCCCTTTCTCATCCGCTGGTATAACTTTAAATTCGTACTTTCTATCCAATCCTTCCACTGGTATAACACTTTCAACTTTACAGTTAAGTAAAGCTACTGCACTATACAATGGAATATCTACACCATATACTTTAATTCCTTCGTTTAGAGTATATTGCAATGCCATAGCATCTTTTTCTAAAAGTTTTTTTTCATCCCAATCACCTTTAGACCCTGTTATAAAGCTAGCCGTTCCGCTTCGTTGCTTGTATGCTTTCTTTTCAACAAATGACCGATATAACTTAGCAATCCATTCCGCGTTTACAGCGCCTTCACCTTCATCAGGTTTAAATTGAACATCAAGTTTTTCAGCTACAGCTTGCACTGTTTGCCAATAATCTAAAGCCGCACCTGCAGCAACTCTTTCCTTTTCTATAGGTACCGGATTTAGTAACAAGCCCTCTATTTTTATTTTCCCTTCAATAAAAGCTATGTATATATTAAAAGCTTCAATAATTTCCAGAACTGTTTTTGCTTTCTGTAAGTCTACATTCACATTAAATTTCAAGTTATGATGCTGTTCATCGAGTGTGTAGGTGATTTCTAACACGTCTTCATTAATCGACTTAAATAAACTTTTGTGCATATCAGCTAACGGTTTTCTTTCGATCAGAAACTCTTTAGCTATTTGTCCATTTTCGTGTTCTACTTTTAACGGAAAAGGCTCTCCAAATGATTCAGGTTGTATCGAAAATTTACTACCCTTTTCAAAGGTTTTTTCTTTAAACGGATGTTTTACAAAATCTGATAACTTTATTTTATGATCGTTTATAGTTACAACATCTGTTTCAGTCTCTACCACCTGTTGTGTACGATATAAAAATTCAGTTAGTTCCTCAGCAGTTGTCAATTTGATATTTTTAGGAATTTTGATTTTCAAGTTTTCAAATTTAAATTTTAATTCCCCTTTTTCTGGAATAATAGCACAATATCCTTTATCCATTTGTGTATACTTAAGCCCCGAGGGTAAACTATCACTCATAGCATCTAATATAGCTTTGGGAATTTTGGTATCACTCTCGTCTTTTTTAAAAGCTTTTTTGAAATTAGCAAACATATTATTACAAATCCTCCTTCATTTCTTCCCAAACGATTATTTTTGAGATTAGTAATGTTTTTTCAATAGATTCAATATCGTCTAGTTCTTCATTAATGAATTGGATAAGATCTATCCTATCATTATTTGTTTTCACTATTAAATATCTAATATCTTTATATTCGTACGATAACCATAAGTCTTTACGCTGAGTAATCCCACTAGAATATACATTGTATACATTTGTTGATAATAAAGATTGAGGAATCAGCAAATCCAAATCATCATCGGGACCTATCGAGGGAACAAAGCGCCATTCTTTTTCATCATGAAAATTACGTGATTCGTATTTTTCATATCGCAACATATCTCCATTTAAAGGCTTTAAATAAAGAAGGTGTGTTAATATGTAGTTTTGATAAATTTCAATTTCCGGCCGATTTTGATCTAATTGCTCAATTGATTTAGTAAAAAGTTCTGAAAAACTTTTTACTAACAAAGCATTCACATTTGCATATTGGATAGGCTGTATACCAGCAGCTATACCCCATTTTTTTTCTAGTCCTATTCCAAAAGCTCCATAGAAATTGACATGTGGATCTATTCTTTGCAGATGGATATCACAAAAGCAAGTCATAGGAAAAGCAAGTTTATCAATTCCAATACCATACGAGGACACATTCTCTTCATAGTATCTAGGTAAAAATGCCTTGTTTTTGAGGTTCATTTTTAAATATTCTAGTTGTTTCATAAAATTAAAAAGCACGTTAGCACTTTGTTTATATTTTGGAGGATCTTTCTTCTCTGGTGCACTAATATTTACGCTTTCCATTTCTGTTTTTTCAGTAACAGTCAATTCCAGCCTCTCCTTTTCTTTTTCATACAAGTAAAATAATATCATAAATATTACCATAAACAAAAAAAACAACTAGCTAATGCACCCAATTTTTTAGTCTCATAGCAATTTCTTTGAGCTGAATTTTATTACTAAAAAATATTCCTTCACCAATGATTGTAATACATTACAATCATTGAGGTATCATCATGGGAGTACACAGAAGATTAAAGGTGGAAACATGATACACTACATGTACATAAATTTATTACATATTGCCCCGATTACAAAAACTGTGTACTGCACAGATGATTTTGTTTTGAATATTAAATATAAATTTGATGAATTAGTGACTATTAACTAGAAATATCATTTCATTCAATCCTCCATGATATTTACAAATAATCCGTTTATAATATATTTATATATAATTATAATGAGAGTGGTGAATATTATGAACCCAAAGCTTTTTGAAGAACTTAATTTAAAAAAAGAATTACATCCGAAATTTTTACATTTAAAGAAGACACCTTCCCTTATAAATCAAAAAGAACAGTTAGAGAAGTGGTTTGAGGGGTTCGAAGATAGGGATAATAAAATAGTTAAGGAATTCCAAACTACTTACCATTCGGCTTTTTGGGAAATATATCTTTATAGAGTATTTAAAGAAATGGGGTACGAAATAGATTTCAGCCATGCTATGCCTGATTTCATTTTAAAATCCAGACCCACTAATATTTTGGTGGAAGCGACAACTGCAAATATTAAAAAAGGCGGTGTTAACGAAGAAACGAGAAATGAATCCAATTTTTTAAATCAGTTTGTTCCTCCTATGCTTCAACCTAATTTTGATTACGAACTTAAAGAGGCGATTACTCGTTACGGAAGTTCGATTTGGGACAAAAAAAATAAATATAATGATACTTATAAGAATCGTGACTGGGTATCTCCAGATAACCCATATGTAATTGCATTAAGTTCTTACGCTCAAGTTGATTATGGACGAGATTATATTTATGGCATTTTGGCCTTGTTATTCGGCCTTTATTTTGTTCCAGAACAAAATGATTTTATTTCTAAAGAAAGTATACTTAAAAATGGAACTAATAAGGAACTTCCCTTAGGTATATTTTTAGATGAGAGTTATTCTGAAGTATCAGCAATTATCTTTTCAACTACAACTACTATAGGGAAATTAGATGCTACAGTATGTTCAAATAATTCATCATATACTGACAATCTAGTATTCAACCTATATAGAGATTTTAATGATGAAGTTGAACCATATAAAAGAACCCTAATTACTCCAGAATCACCAGAAACCTTAACAGATGGTTTATTTGTATTCCATAATCCAATGGCAAAAGCACCTATATCTTTAGAAACTTTTTATGCCTCTGGTATTACGCAATATTATATTGATGTTAATGGAACTTTCGGAAGAATTGGAAATCCTAATCCTACAGTAGCAAGAATGAGTTTCCCAAAACAATTTGCTTACAGGTTTATACCACCAATTGAACAAAATGTACAAAATTATAACTTTTATGCTAGAAAGTATATAAATTCATATCTTTAATTTTAAAACAACAGCCGCCCAAAACAGGACGGCTCTTGTTTTTACTTCACATACACATAGGCTTCACTTGCTGTTACATAGTATGTTTTTCCTTTGCTATTGTGCACTTTATATTGCGGTGAACCATTTACATTTACTTTCGCATCAATTGTAAATCCTAATCCTGCATCTACAGAACCAGCCACATCTTTATCCTGCCAAGATGGAGCATCATAGAAACGTAAATTGTTAACTTTTGAAACAACACGCTTTCCAACAATAGAAGAATCTACTGTACTTTTCTTATTAAACTTCACATAAGATGGATCGTTCTTAATCCACTGATCTCCACCAAGATTTAACCACCCGTCTTTTTCAGTCCACACAATATAAGATTCTGGTTTGTTCAACTGACGAATCTTAGAATAGCTTGTACCTGGTCCTTTACGTAAGTTAACGTTATAACCTTCAATATAGGCGATACCGTCTGTTACTGCTGTTGGTACTTCCGCTGGTTTAGATGGCTTCTCAGGAACAGAAACATCCACACTAGAATTATTGTATGCCCGTTGTACATCTGCTCTAAATTGAGCTTCTGAAACACCGTGAGACTTTAAGTAGTCAATTGGATCTTCATGATCTGTACCGCCAAGGTGATGAGTTACATCGCTATGTGTCCATAATCCTTTTTCTACAGATATCTTGTTATCTTTCAAAATTTTCGCTAGAAGTTTTACATACTTTTCATAAGAACGCTTGAATTTTGCATAGTCCGCTGTTTCGCATAACTCTACATGTACAAAGCGCTTATTCGCAGCAGGTCCACCGCCATAAGCAATGTACTTTGTATCAGCGATTTGGATTGTTTCGTCCCAATCGACTGCATAGTGAACAAATGCATTTCTCCATGTACGAGACTCATATTTTTGAATGTTAATAGCTGGAGCTTCTGGAGTGGCTGTAGAATGAGCTACAACGCCCTCATATGCACCTACGCCATAACGGTATGGTTGCTTAGGTAAATCAGGAATAATGAGCGTTCTATCAGCAAAAGCACTTGTTGCAATAGATAAAACTAAAATAACCGCAAAGACTACAGAAGAAATATGTTCTAATGTCTTTTTCATTTTTCATCAACATCCTTTTTCATAATTTTTGTGTGATCAAATAATCCGCTTGCTGACAATCCAATGATGATTCCTTGAAATACATTTGTTTTGATATCTCCGCCCAAAAATAAAACGCCTAGCACAATGCCAAGCGTTAGATTCAATAACGGAACATATTTTGTTTGTAATCCAATTGTTTTTCCGATTTGCGAAAGACCAACTCCAATTCCAATCATTACAGTAATTTCAAACATTACATACCACCTCCTTTCATTAAGAAAGTGAGTGCTGCGCCTATAATTCCACCTACAATAAGTCGTAAGATCCAGGTAGTATTAGCGCTAATTTTATCTAACTGTTTGTTGATATTGATAATGTCCTTTTCGTTACCAGTTGTTCGCATCTCTAAGCTTTTAATTTCTAAACGTATGTCCTTGATATCTTGCTTGATTTCTTGAACATCACTTCTTACTTCTTGTAACCCTTCCACTTTGACCACCTCATTTCAAAGTAAAAAGAGCAGCAAAATCGCTCCTCTTTGTTATAAAAACCGTATTTTATTCAAAATTAAAAACAGCTCATGGCTGCCCTACTTGTTTACATGTATTTAGTTAATACTGATCTGCTGATAATGCTCCTTCTATCATTCTATTTTCTACTTCCTCAACATGTTCAATTGTTACTTCATCAGAAGCCCCTGGTCTCTTTCCAGTTAGCTTTACATAATCTTCGGCACAGATAAGACTTACTTTACCGAAAAGCTCAATCTCGTAAACTCTGCCGCCCTTATTACATAAATCACATGCAGTAGCAATGCGCATATTCAACGTGCCATCAGGAAGTCCCCAAACTTCAACTTTTGTATCTTCCTTGATACCGCAAAATTCTAGCATATCGTTTGGAATGCTAACGGTGACTTGATTTTCACCTTTCTTCAAATCAACTACTCTACCTAAGAATGGTGACTGTTCATTAGGTGGCATTGGACGCATAAATTTGTCTGGATTCATACTCATCTCCCTCTCTATGTTCTAGAAGTCATTTTTGTGAAATCAACATAATTCCATCTACCATCATGGAAATACCACCCTAAACCTAAGCTACCATTTGTATAATGAATAGAACCTGCATTAGCACCAAAGTATCCACCACATACGTTAATCCCATTACATTCAATTGATTGTGTCGTTGCAACAGGATCTTTTGATTCAATTCGGAATCTATTTTCATTGTTGTAAATGTGACCGATGTAACTTCTACGTTCTCCACCGCCACGGGGATAAAAACTGAGTCCCGCACGATCATCTCCAACGAGTGCCATCATTTCGCCATTGCTTATGATTTCAAGTGGCGCATTCATATAATTCCATTTGTTCACATGATTGTGGTAAATAACATTATCTTTTGTACCAAGTGCAATTGTAGAAAAAGGCAGTGTTCCGTTTACGAGTTCTCCATGTGTTGTATCCCAGTTATAAACGGAAGGAACGTCACCTTCCACCAACTGAACACCTGATACAGCAATTGCTTGCATATTATTTAAGAGCCCCTCGCCAAATAAATCAATATAAACATAACCATTTCCTTCTACATAGTTACTCGGCACAGTGAAGGTTAAAGCGTATCTTACTATTTTTCCAGTTTGAATGCTTGGTGCATCGTAAGTTTTTGATGCTCGTCCAATCTCCACGGGAGTGTCACCGTTATATTTACCGAATACCGCTCTCATGATTGGCTTGTTTGTAATGTTTACACGATTATCATTGGTAGTTGCTCTGAAATGAGCCGACAATGTGTATTTCTTCCCCGGCTTTACCCCGTCAAATAAAGTAAATCGAATCCAGTTTGCTAAATCTATCCGCATCGGATTAACCATTGGCTCATAATTGTTAACCACTGGTTTCTCAATATATGGATTAGACATAATTGTCCATGTAGGACTGTATTCAATCTTCAAAAAATAATTATTAAAAGTATTAAAAGAAATGTGTGAAAAGTCATGATCTGGAATGAGATTCTTCCTTGGTGTTACTGAAAATTTCTGTCCCCGCTCATCTTCAAAAAAGAAGTCAGCCATTTTTGCTGTAATACCATTCTTATCAATTGTTACTTTATCACCACTGATTTTAATAACATCAGCATCAATTCCTTTTGCTGTTAGCCATTTAACTATTGTATCGGCATTAATATTAAGTTTTTCGGCATCAATTGTAATCTTACCAGGTGACATATTGATAGAAGTCATGATGCCATCCTTTAAAATCTGTGCTAGAATCCCTTCATCTAACACTTCTAACCTAGATTCTGTTTTCTTTACATAGGCATTATACGTCTCATTTATAAACGTTTCTTGTTTTCCACTAATAATTGAAACGCCTTTTTCAGTAGCGCTGATACTTCTCTCTAACTCTGTTACTTTTTTATCGTAATCCTTAGTAGCTACTCTATTAGCAATATCTTCAATCATTTTATCAGCATCAGTTTGATCTTTCGGATGTAACCAAAATTCTGTAGCGACTTTACCTCGCTGCAGCATAGGCATACAGAACCAAGCTCTACCATTTCTTTGTACGTATGGTCGAAACCTTACAAATCCAGTTCCTGCCGGAGCTTTAGCTGTACAAATAGCTCTGACCCAAGTATTGTTAATGATTTGAACTCTTTCTCTAGCAGTTGAAATTCGGGTTGCTTTATTTGATTGCCAAAATTCCAACTCGATAAATACACCATTATCAATTGGAACTTTTCCATCAGTGTTAAAGTAAGCAGAAGTAACAATATCTTCATTAGGAGAACAATCTATAAATTGACTAAAAGCACCCCACCATACATCCTGGGTTTGTCCTGTAGTGTTCATAGAAAACGAATTGTATCCTTTATACTTTAGGTTAGGATCTATAGAGTGCCCAGTAGCCCAACGCCAGTATTTATTCCCTTGAGTAAAACCAGCGTCACGAATCTCATTAATAGATCCAATACCACCAACATAATTCTCAACATCTTTCATTTTCACAGCCATCTCAAGTGCATCAGAATGTTGTTTGATTGTAGATTGAGCATCAGAAATCTGTTTACCTTGTGCCGTTTGTGTTTCTTGTAACTTGCCAACGTTTTGAGAAACACCTTCAGCCGTTTTCTCTACTGCTGTTACACGCTTATCAAATCCACTTTGATTATTGTCAACTTTTGTTACTGTTTCTTTGATTCCATTCACACTTTTTTCAATCTCGGTTGCTTTCTTGGTGAATTCATCGTTTGTTACTTGGTTTTCTGGAGCTGGCGTCCAATCCTGTGGTTTGTTCCCTTTATATAAAGCGACCCATTCTACAACAGCTTTTGTAGTATTACTTGGAGAGTTATATAAACTTAACTTCCGTTCATTTCCACCCGTAGCCGCAACTGCTTTGAAAGTTACGTAAGTTATTCCATTAGCGTAAACACTTGTTGCATATCCAACATTGTTAGAACCGCCATTCTGCCAAATTCCAAATTTTTGACCTTGAAGGACACTGCCCTTAATTACAAAAGTATATTCCTCACCTGTAGAGAAATTTTCAGTTAGAGAATATTGATTGATTAAGTAATCTGTTTTTTCGTATTTAACATTTGAATCTAATAAAAGATTACGCCCTCCAGCCTTATCGTTATTGACCTTTGTTTCTACAGTTGTTAATTTCTCACTGATCTTCCCGGCTTGTTCTTTAATTTCAGTTGTTGTTTTCTTCAGATCATTTGCAGTTTGTTGCACATCAGATATTGTCTTTTTTGTGCCTTCCACAGTTTGCTCGACTGTATTTAATTTATTGCTGATATCAGTATCTTTTTTAGTTAACGATTCTATAGATAATTTAAACCCGTTAGAATCCTGCTCAAACTTGGTTACCTTCTTATCAATTTCACCCTGTTTATTTTGCACATCAGAAATAGTACGACTAACACCTTGTAAGCTTTCTTTAACTTCATTAAATTGCCCTGTTGCTTGTTTTTGCGCTTCTTGAACCTTTTGATTTAATTCATTTTTTGTGGTCTCGATATCTTTGCTCACCTGTTCCAATGTTTCTTTCTTAACGGATTCCACATCAGGAACAACAGAATCCCATTTACCATCCTTCCACAATTTCAGAATACCAGGCTTACCTATACTGATATCTTGCCACAACGTTTTTCTATCCTTTAAGTTTTCTGTTGGTGGATTTATACCTTCAATAATATCAACGGTATTATTCTTCAAGCTTTCAGCCACTTGTTCAGCAATTTTCTTTGCTGCTTCCGATTCTTTTCGAATGACTTCTGTTTCTTTTACGTTTTCTTGAAGTTTCTTATCTAACAAATCTAGTAATTCTTTAGATGCTTTATTTGATAAGCCACCCATAATTTGTGCATATAACCTATCGATAAGGCTTCGTGTATCTTTGATTTCACGATAATTACCAAAGATATATTTATCTTTCGATGGATCGGTGTCGCATTCATCCGCTGCTATTAACCTAGCTTCTAAGAAAAGTGGTGGACTAAACCCTGTATCTTTTATTCGTACCGTATCTCCTTTACGAACCGATTCATGAGATAAACCAAACACTTTTTCAAGCGGTACTGCACTTACTTCATATGAAGTAGAACTATCAATTCGCTTCTTTAATTCTGCTTCGGTTAACTGTTTGAGTCGTTGCTTCGTCATATCTTGATCTTCTGTTTGCGGTGAATAAATATCGAATAAATGCTTGCCATCTTTTGACCAACGTTGTAAGGCAGCATTATTTCCTACATAAAGTTTGCCATTGTTTATTTCTTCAAATGTGAGAAATTCACCAGTTTCACTATTTTGTGGACCAACACCTACAAGAGCGGTTACTACATCTTGACTATTCTCAATACGCCGGATGCCTTGTACATCTTTTCCTAACAAGAATTCTTTTCCGTTGTCACGTCCTACTTTTTTTATTAAATCTATATACCGACCGACAATAAAAGATCCCATTATTTCTGTTCTAAAACGAATCTCAAGTTCAAACGTAGATGCGATTTGTTTTAAGAGATCAAGCGGATTTGTAAAATCTTTAATATGAATGGTACGTATACCAACAAACTCAGTAATCCCACGTTTCCATTCTGTACCTTGTAAAGCAAAGTCTGTAGATTCGTTGACTGTAGTAGCTTGTAAGGTTTGTGGTTTAATTACGGTCGCTTTCTTTAGCTTTGTATGTTCACCAAGTGCATAAATCTTCTTTGGACGACCTGTTGAATCTTGCTCTACTTCTGTAATAATGTATGAAACAAAAGTACCGTCACGAGTTTGTTTAACGACAAGGTTCTGTTGTATAAGTGATGCCGCTATCTTTGTACCATCAGCTGTTGTGAACTCAAATTTATCTTTGTTATCTTTAAGCTCCCATTGGCGTAAATCATCCCAATAATCCTGTTCTTTGATAACACCTATGATTTGTTCTGTTTTAAAATCCACAATGTGTAATAGATTATTTGCTTTACTCATCTGTAACGCTCCCTATACGTGACATCTACTTGTCCAATGTTGTTTGGGGATATTTCGATTTCATTCTTTCCTTTTTCAATACGTATATAGTCACTCATAAAATCCTTTATATTTATCGCATCTGCTCCGTTAATACGAATACTTGCATCCGATGAATCGATTTCTACAAGATCTCCTTTTTGAACAATATAAGGTATTTGACGTTCTGTATTGCTATTTACTTTTTGCACTTTAATATCATGTACAGCTGCAATTAATGATGGTGCATCATTAAACGAGCATATATGAACAACAATTTGAGCTACTTTTTTCATAAAGCTATTGCCCGTATCCCACCATTGGGCAAATTTTTCTGTATGGTAATTTCCTTTTTCATCGATTAAAGCAATATCACCTTGCCAATAGTTCCCTACTCGTGCAATGTGTAGACGGCCATAAAAATTATTCCAAGTTGAACGATAATAACCCGTTTCCGCTATAATCAGGTGATTGTAGTCACCATTTCCCGCCATAACTTCACCAAAATTCTCGCTAGAATTTCTATATGCATCAAACATACCGACTTTTCCGACTACAACGCTGTTTTCATCTAATAAATAAAGTTCTACACGTCCCATAGTTGCAGGATTTAAGTTTCGACATTCAACTATTGCATCAAGTGTGAAATCTTGTAGCGGTCCACCTGTAATGCTTCTTTTCACTGCTGGTCCGTGCCAATATTGCCCTTGACCGTAATCAGATGGCATGATACGTGCGCCATCCGCTATCATTTTCCCCGCTACCATGCCGTAATCTGAAACGAAATCTTTTCCCACTTCCGTCCAACCTACTAGAGAATTCGCTTTATCATGCATAACCAATTCATACCGACTTATTGGCGTTTCATCTATCTTAACTGGGTATCCTATACGAAAATGTTGATTTCCATTTTTATTTATAATATCGATGAATGTGGACGGATTTTCTACCTGTATCTTGAATTTCGGTTCTGAAAACACACTGCCCTCATTCAAAGCATCCATTTTAATAATATTATTTGGTTCTAGTTTTGCTTTTGCGTTTCGAATTGGTCCTAATTTGTAAGGCATTGGACAAATAAATGTAAGCGTTCCTATTCCAAGTGTTACAAATTCATCTGGATCAAAGCTATCATCCACAATTGCTAAATACGTTCTGTTTGGTTCTACATCAAAAATAAGTTCAGTTGGTTGATCTGTTATTAGCCAACTTGCAATTTCCTCTTTCAGCTTTTCTAAGTTAGATCCATCAGGCACTATAATTCCTACCGGAATAGATAAAACGCGCATTTCTGTTTGTGTATTTAACAATCTTGCGCCTGGATATCCTGGAACGTTTAGAAAATTTCGTTTCAATGGTGCCCAAGTAGGTCTTTTCCATCCTTTCGCAATTTGAATAAAGCCTTTACGTATTTTGTTAAATGTAAAAGAACTCATGTTGACACCTCATTTCTTTATAAAATAAAGAAACCCAAACCTAAAAGGCTGAGTCTCTTTGTTTTTCTCTTTCTTGGTACTCGGTTGTATATCGATACGTACCACGCGCCACATCTCGCCCCTCTATAACAACAGGAACTTCAACAACCAAATCACCACCAAGCATCGGAATTGCTCCGTCACCAGATGATCCAAATGAGTTATTAATTACTTGATTTGATACACTACTTGTCATAGCCTGTTTGCTATTTGACATGTTCCCATACACGCCACTCATAACAGTCTTTAAGGCTGATAATTGACTTACAGAACTAGCCATCATACGGCTCATGTCACCCATTAATTGATTTATTTCTCCTGGCATAGCAAATTGTTGTCGTGGCATGGCTGCTACGATACCTGCGCCAATATCTCCAAGTGTTTTCTTATTAAGGGGAAGCACCGCTTCTCGTCCTGCTTCTCCTGCGCCTTGTAGGTTTCCACCATTCATTCCAAAGATAGTCGGTTTAGTGAAGATACCACCTTTTGCATTCCATTTCACGCCAATTCCTGACGGATAAGTAATGTCTTTACCTAAAACATTTTTTGTACTAGTTTCTAAGCTAAAGTGTGGCATTGATGGCATTTCAGGTTTAGGGATTTTTAATTTTAAATCACTAAAGAATCCCTTAATCTTTCCAATAAATTCTTCTACCTTACCAACCGCTTCTTTGATTGGATCAATGATGTTACGTTTAGCCGCATCAAATTTTTCTTGTGCTGCATTTTTCACAGAATCAAATTTTTCTTTAGCTGAATTATATAAGTCAGTAAATTTTTGTTTGGCTTGATTATACGTTTCAGTTACCGGATCAATTACGTATTGCTTCACTAAATTCCAAGCTGTAAGTGTATAAGATTTTATCGTTTCCCAATTACTTAATATCCAATTAGCTAATTCAGAAAGCTTTTGCTTGGTTGTATTCCACAACTCTTGAACAGGTTGAATCACATATTGTTTTACTAAGTTCCAAGCCATAAGAGTATATGATTTTGCAAGTTCCCACTGTGAACTTAACCAAGAAATCAAATCACTAAATTTCTCTTTCACTAAGCTCCAAGCTTCCTGTACAGGCTGGATAATATATTGTTTAAATAATCCCCATGCTACTTGCGCCACAACTTTTGCAATTTCCCATTGTGTACCAAGCCAAGTAACTAATTCACCTATCTTTGTACTCACCCAATTGTAAGCTTCTTGAATCGGTTGAATAATATACTGACTTATTGCCGCCCATGCAATTTGTACTCCAGCTTGAATAAGTAGCCACCCAGCTTCTAAAACTGTTGAAATCAATGAAATGATTGGATCTAAAACGGTAACAATGGTATTCCAAGTGTCTTGCCAAGCTTGTACGAGTGTTCCCCACAATTCAGAAGCCGTTGTAACTAAAGAAGTCCACCAGGAAGACGCTGTTTCCACAATTCCGGACCATAAGTTACTAAAGAATTCACCTATCGGATCAAAGAAACTATGCATCATTTCTGTGAATGAAGCCCAAGCTCCAGAAAAGAATTCAACAATAGAATTCCAGGTAGTACTACATATCTCGCCTATACCTGTCCATAAATCACTAAAAAATTGACCTATTGGATCAAAGAATGTATGCATTGTTTCTAAAAATGAATTCCATGCTTCACTAGATGATTGAACGATACCGTCCCAAAGTTCTATCAAATATTCTTTAATAGAATTCCAGGTTTCTATTGTCCAAGTTTTGATATCGTCCCAGTTTTTATAAATAGCAAAACCAAGAGCAGCAATAGCTGCTATGATAATTGGAACAATGGCGACAATCCCAGCTGCTACCAATGCTGATACTTCTAAAAAACTCATTACGGTTACGACTATAGGTGCAAGTGCCATGATTGCACCCGATATTATACCAATAGCGGTTGCTACGGCTGCTAATGTCGCTGCCAACTCTGGATTATTAGAAATCCATTCAGCGAATTTAGAAATAACATCGGCTACAACGCCTAGCAATGGTTGGAGAGCAACTTGTAAATCTTGCATAGCTTTTTGAAATTTCACAGCTGGATTAGCATCCATTTTCTTAATAGATTCATTTAATTTCTGCTGGTTCTTATCAAAATCAACTACTTTACTTTGGGCTCCAAGTATCGCGTATGTTATGTTGTCACCTTGATCTTCCCACATTGTGCCGAAAAGTTTGACACCTAACTCGTTTCGCTTCGTTTTATCTTCTACATTGGCTAAAGCTGCTGCAATCTCTGACATAGCGGCTGAGCCTTCTTTACCACCATTCGCTACAGATTGCCCCCATTTTTGCAATTGTTCAGCTGAAATATTAGTACCTTCTAACGTTTCTTTCATAGCTTTATCGACACCTTGGCCAAATTCAGCCGCTTTAATACGCCCTTCTTTCAATCCATCTAAAAGATTATCGATATTCCATGTTCCTGTTTCAACCCCAGCTTCCATTATTGCTTGGACTTCTTCAGCACTGTATCCAGCTCGTATTAGCTGCCCTCCATATTCAGCGATAATATCTAATTGTTCAGGTGGAAAGCCTATTCCAAGTAAAGCGTTTGTCATACCAAGAGCGCCTTCTTGTGATATACCTAATTCATTACCTATTTCATTAACCTCTTGAATTAATTCAGTAAAATCTAATCCTGAATAGGATTGCGCAATTGTTGCTGCACCTTTTACGATGGATGCATTCGCTTCATCACTTACATTCTTATTTAAGGCCCATTGCCTACGCACACCCTCCAAAGATGCTTCAGCATCAACTCCATAAGTAGTGACACTCCTAATAGCTTCTTCCACCGATTTTTTCGAGGAGTCAGGCACTTCAAAACTTATATCAATTTTTGTTTTCAGTTTAGACATATCAAGTGCTTTTTCGATTGTCCCGGCAATTCCGCCACCAGCTACCATTGCACCAAGAACGTTTTCTAAGCCAATATCTAATTCTTGGAATTCTCTTTCCGTCCTTTGGGCTTCTTGCTGTAAATCTCTTAATTCATTTCGAACTTGTTGTATTGAATTGCCAGCATCCACAGATCGTAACGCTCTTTGTAATTTTTCAATATCCGCTTCAGTTCCTAATGCTTCACGACCAATAATCCCAATTGCTTGTTCTAATTGGCGACTTGTAGCTGTTCCGCTTTTAATTGCATTTACAAGACGATTACCTAATGCACTTGCAAAATCATCAACGCTTTTACCTGTAGCACTAAACAACGTTTCTAATTGTCTTGTTGAACTCGCTACATTTTCTTGTTCAGCTTTCATATTTCCAAGTTTATTTTTCAGACCATCAAGTGAACCTTGTGTAAATTCAATTTCACGCCTAAATGCACGATATTGTTCTTCGGAAATTTTTCCGTTTTGGAATTGAGCTTGTACTTGTTGTTCTGCTGCTTTTAATTTATCTAACTTCTGTGTTGTATTTTCAATTTGTTGTGTAAGTAATTTTTGTTTTTGCGCTAATGCTTCCACATTACCAGGATCAAACTTTAATAAGCGCTCAACATCTTTTAATTCTTTAGCCAAAGCATCACTTTGTTTATTTACATCTTTTAAAGCATTTTGTAACGGCCCGGTATTCCCGCCGATTTCTATCGTAATCCCTTTAATTCTTCCTGCCATTTTCTCACCTCATTTCTTAGAATGAATCAAAGTCTTTTTGACTCGCTTTTCGAATTTTTTCTTTGTCTGGATTCTCCATTTCAGCAAACTCAGCAATGTAATCAAAACAATCACCGATTGTCATGGTTTCTAAATCCCAATGCGTTAATTTTGCTTTATAACAAAGAGCAAGGAACAAATCAGTGGTTAATTCTTCATCACTGAATGTCCCTTGCTCTCCATTGTTTTCTTTTATTTTTTTTTTGCTCCCATAGTAACTTGAACTAGTTCCATTATGTCTGGCATGATTTCTTCAATTGGGAATTCTTCAAACCCATCCAGCCACGTCATAGGATCAGGAATATTTGAATCCGCCGTTTTAGCAAATAACCAGGTCAAATCATAAACAAGCTCAAAATCCACTTTACTTAAATCAAGATTAGATGTATCGATTGGTTGTTCTGATCCATTTGGTGAAGTTAAAGTACTAATTGCTCCTAACCCCATCATATCTGCAAATAAATTACGTCTGAATTGTGCTTTATATCGTTTAACCGTTGCCGCTGTACTTTTTAACTTGACTTGTTTTCCGTCTATTGTAATCGTCTTTTCCATCTACTTACGCTCCTTTTGGTAATGCAGGTACTTTTGTATATACTTTTTTGTACCAATTATCATAAATGGCTTGTTTTGATTTAGTTGTAGTTTTCGTTTTAACCATACGTTTTCCGTTAATATCAATAGGACTTGATACAAATTTAAGTTCATTTGTGTTAGGCTCTGCTGAATTTGTTTTCGTTTTAGATGCAAGTGTCGGACGACTTGCTGAACAGTTAAACATAACGTGGCGTGTTGCTCGTACATCACCATCAAATTCAAATAATAATGCAAATGGTTTCCCTTTTGCATCAGCTAATTCGTTTAACACACCGTCTTCTTCGTCTAATTCCTCTCCTAATGCATCAACAGCAAATTGTTCTGGAATAGTCGCAATAGATAACGTTCCGTCATACCCTTGGTTGTTACTCGCTGCATAGTAAAGCATGTCATCCGCGTAGAATTCAATTAAATCTCCCCGTGGATCAAATGTTAATTCAACCGCACCTGGCAATGGAATCGGTGTACTAAATGTAACGACACCATCTTTAATATCAAAGAGTGCATAATGGACATTTTTCAAACCAAAGGCTACTTTGTTTTCATTCATTTACATCAACCTCGTTTCATATAATTTTTGATACATTTTTTCAGATTCAATAAAAGTCCCATACGAGTCATAAGGAATTTCATGATCGTCTAGGACTTTTTCAAGTTTGGCTTCAGCAACTAAATCTTTTTTAGTTGTATAAAGTTCTATATTTAAATCATTTATCTTGTGATAGACTTTGTTATCAGCCATGTGATTTGCTGATCCATCTACAAGAAAGCAAATATAAGGTGGTGCTGGCACTGACTTACCTGGCGTTGCTGTGAAATGCGAATAAGCCACAGGATAACCGGTAGCTTCAAGAATTTTTGTTAATTCTCCTAATGTCATTGTTGAACCGCCCTTTCGATACGTCTTGGCAATTCGTCAATTACATACTCTTCAACTGGACGAATATGAACTTGTGCTGGAACTCGACCACCACCGACTTTCGCATGTCCCTTTTCTAAAAGATGCGTTAATTGTCCTTGCGTATTATGGAGAACAACACTATTACCTTCTTTTTTCTTACGCCATCCTTTACGATAAGCACCTGTTTTTTTAGGGCTACCTTGCTTTAACTTACCAACAGCAATATCCCCCACTTCATCAATTTCATTTTCTAAGTTCTCTTCCACAACATTCGCATATCTTTGTAATTCTCTAGCAAGATCACCCGCAAAATCATTCATATCAAGTATGCTCCTTTGCGATAATAGTCAACGTTTGATACATTTCATCATCATTCATTGGCGGTTCGATAATATCAAAAATACGACCTTTCATATTGATTCGCATTAATTCTGTAATGCCTTTTGTATAAGGAATTACAAACCGATAAATCCGAGTAGCTTGTGAAGCTGAAGCTTCAATATACTCAGACCCTTTTACTGTTTTTATCATCGACCATGCTTTTTTAACTTCTTGCCAATTACCTGTTTCAACTTCTTGATTCAATTCATCTTTTATCACTTCAGGTTGTTCAATAATAATTCGATTCCTACGATCTCCTGTATTCAGTGGCTTTTTGTACTGAAAAGGACGCATATTAATCACCGTCCAATTTGATTTCTTCTAATGCTTTATCAATGCCTAAACTATTAATTTGACTTAAAAAATTCTTATCAAAATACTCTAGGGCATCATTATAAACATAACGAGAACGTTCAAAGACTAATTCTTTGAACTCCTCGTCATTGTCAATATCATAATCACCACAAACTCTTAATAATGCTTTATTAGACGTTGATAGAATGCGCTTTAAGTTATCGTCTTCCTCATCACCTAAGTGCATCCTATCTTTGAATTCCTGCAATGTTTCAACTGAAATTGTTGCGTTGTTCATTCGCTTCACCCTTTATTTAGTTTTTGTTTCTGCAGGTGGCGCAAATGAAATATCTAAATCATAAACAAGAGCCGCTTTGTTATCTTTCGGTTTCCCGTTAGCAAATTGTTTAATTGTATAAAGAGTAGCATCTTCGAAAGCTAACGTTTGATCAAATTCTTTTAATTTATATCCTCCTGCAATTGCAGCAATATATTGTCCTTTTACAAAGAATAATGCCTTACCAACTGGAACTTCTTCACATTCTACAGGTTTAATGTTATAAGGTAATGCCATTACCCATTGACCCGTTGCAGTTTGAATTGTATTACGTGCTTGTACACCAATTGCATCAATAGGGTTAACAACCATTACAATTTTATTTAATACTTTTCTTGATTTGCCTTTTGCATCAACAGATAAGGCTTTTACTACTTCATAGAGTTCTCCAGCTACAATCTCGCCCTTCTCAGATGGAGCAAATGTTAATTTACCAGAAGGTTTTTTATCAGTAACTGCGCCTGTCTCTGGATTTACATCCTTCATTAAACCAACTGGTTGATGCGCTACTGACCCACCGCCATTAATGAAACCAAATTCTAGACCAACAGAATATGTTTCTACTAAAACAGTTCGAACATAACGTTCAACCCATTCTGGTCCAAGTTCTCTCATATCATTCGGAATCGCTGCAAATGCTGTTAATTTAAGTTGTCCAATTTTTTCTTGTTTAAAGATAGCATCAATTTGCCCACGAATTTCGCCGAATAACTCGCCCCATACATAGGCTTTCGTTGCATCAGAATAGATAAATTTCGTAACAGCTCCTAAATCTTGCAGACCAATTTCAGCCAATAACGGATGCTCTGTAACTAAATCTTCAAATACACGCTCTTGTGTTGTTACAGGAAGAATTTCACCGTCCGTAAATCCCCCCTCCTTTACAACAGCATTGAAGAATTTTGTTTCTGCTGAAGTTAAAACATTTTGACCACGTTGCTGTAAAATTGAACGATCAAGCATATCGTTATTTACTTGTTCACGAACTGTATTTGCTACATCTGTTTGTAGTGCATCAAAGAAACCTTCGAACGCTGACGTTTGTTCTTGTTCTGTACTTTCCGCGTTAGTTAAAGTATCCGTCAATTTTGCTTTTGCCTTATTAAATGCTTCAGATTTATTAAATTTAATAACCATTATGTGTTTCCCCCGTTTTTTATAATTTTAAAAGGAGCCCTTTAATCCCACTGTTTTTTACAGGTTTAGGATTCGGCTCCTTTGGTTGTTCTTCTATATTGTTTTGTAAATCATTCAGGATTTCATTTTTTAATCCTGATAATGCTGCATTTAAATCTTCTTTTGTAATTCCTTGGCCTTTGTTCATGGTTCCATTTCTAAAGCCATCGATTACTTTCTGCGGAAGCATGGCAGCAGTAGCCGTTGAAGCTGTCATTTTAACTGGATTCTCCATAAACATGATTTCATCCGCGAAATTGTTTTCTAATGCTTGTTGCGGACCCATCCAAGTTTCTTCAGCCATCATGTTAAGTAGGTCTTCTTCTGATTTACCACTTTTAATAACATAGGCATTTACAATTGCTCGATCTGTTATTTTTAACATCTCAGCCGCCTTTTCCATGTCACGATGATCTCCACCATTCCACTTAGCAGCGTTGTGAATCATGATTTTTGCTGTTGGAGAAATTCGAACTTTATCACCTGCCATAGCAATTACAGAAGCTGCACTTGCTGCTAAACCAACAATTTGAACTTCCACATGACCAGGATAATTTTTTAATGCTGTGTAAATTTCCGAACCCTCATCTACATAACCACCAGGACTATTGATTGATACAATTAAATCCTCACTATTTGCGTTATCCAGTTGTTTTGTAATCTTACCTGGGCTTGTCGCATCCATTTCAAACCAATCATAAATCCAAGCTTCATCATTCGAAATGATTGGCCCTTTAACGTCAATTTTCACCGTCATTTGTATTCTCACCTCCTTCAGGTTCAGTTAGTTTCGTATAGTTTTTCGTAATATGATGTGTATTTAAGTTAGGATCATCAGAAACTTCATATCCTACTTCTAATCGAATCTCATTCCCTGTAAATGCACTTGAAGAAATGAGTTTATCGATGCTTGTCGCAAGATCAAATATACTTTGATAAGAAACAGCTTTAACTTCAATTTTTTGACCTGAAAGATACTCTTCTTCTTCAAAAAATTTAACGTTTGCTTCATCAGAAATCTTTTTTAATAAAGGTTTCACTGTGAAAAGCATATAATTTTTCGTTTGCTTCTCAACATCAGCCATTTCGCCATATATCAAAGCAGTTGGAATACCAAAAGCCATTGCTACTTGATTTAAGAAGCCATTTGTTATTTTATTTATTTCCTCCACACTCTGCCCAGAATTTGCTCCACCTGACGTTTCAGCATACTTAAAACCTGGTTGTTGTGGAATGATAGCAACATCTTTTTCTCCAATTGCTTTATACATGTTATCAATGAATTCTTGAAGTTTGGCTTGATGTTTTTCACTCTTTGCAGCGAGCATGTCCATATCAACTGTTCCGCGAATTTGATTCTTACGTTTTTGAGAACTTAATATTCTACCGAATAAATCACCATAATCAGTAAACAAACCATCGATAAGAGGTGATAACTTATCATTCCTGTATCTTAAATGAATGACTTCACTTTGTTTAAAACTTCGCTTAAACTGATAATCTTTTACAGTGACATTTGTAAAAGTATCTTCAAGCACAGCATACTCGTTATGTTCAAAGTCATCAGCAATAAGTAGATCACCATCATCCGCTTGGATAATCAAAGCTTCATTATCATAAATAAGTTTGTAAATGAAACTCTCCCAAAAGGTACTTGCTGTCATATTCTTATTTGGTCTAACATTTAATCGGTAATAAAGCTGATCCTTTTCAAATTCTTCACCGTTTTTCACTCTGAATTCCGACTGACTTATTGTTCTTCCTAAAAAAGAAATACATGTATCAATCGCTAGTCGCTTCATATGAACTCTATTTGCTTTTTCAATAAACATTTCCACATCAAACATAAATCCTAATTCACTATTTCTTTTAAACACCGAATCCAGCCATCCAATGATTATCACCCCCTTTATTAGAATTTAATACCGTCTAACATAAAATCGAATTCATCAACAAGAATGTTATCCGCTTGCCATAATGCATGTATAAAAGCTTGGAATCCATCTGTTTTTCGCTTAAATTCATCTTTTTTCAAGTATTCTTTGTTGCCGTCTTTTTTAATGTGGACGTAGACGTTATTGGTGTACCAACGCATTAATGGATTATCCCCAAAAATAATACGATTGTTTGCAAATAACGTTTCAACTCGTGGAGCTAAAAGTGAATGAATCGCTTTTGGATTACGAATATATAACAATATAAAACCTTCAGCTTCAAGTGCTGTTTTAACAAGATCAAGACGGAATGTATCAGCTACTATTGTGTTAAATCCGTATATCTCACGCATTTTTACAAACCAATCTACAATGTGAGAGATATTAATAACTGGTTCATCCACAATAGTTAGTAAGCCATTTTCAGCCCATTCATAAATAGGTGCTTTTAATTTCACCTTGTCCAAGAATCCTTTACGTACAAATGAATGACCTTTCCATATATAATCTTCACCATGTTTAAATAGCAAGCCGACTGCCGCGAAATCTTTGATGCTGGCGAAGTCGAGACCGCCTACAGCTACTTTATGTTTTAAATCTGGAACTTCTCTGAGCGTTTCTCCATCTTCTTCAAAACCAGTACGCATGATTTCTTCCCATGAAGCTACAGACTTTGTTAAATCTGTTTCAGGGTAATTCATACGTTTTGTTATGAATTCTTCACGGTTTGAAGGATTATTTTCTAATTGTTTATATTGAGTTAATACTTTTTTAAATAATTGTTTAGCATAAGAACTTCTCGGCTCACTAAACATTGGATTCGCTTTTTCCCATACATCAGGATTATCAATTTCTTCTGGATTATCTATCTTGCAAATGAAAGGAAATAATGGATCTTCTAAATCTTTTCCCTTTAGAATGTTCATCGCTCGCTCTTTTGTTTTGTCCAGGAATCCGTCGCGAACAAAGCCATCTGTACCAATAAAAAATTCTCTAGCATTTGGTACTTTTCCAAGTCCACTAGAGAATACATTTACTACATCAAAGTTTTCATATCGATGTATTTCATCGTAAATAACACAACCGTCACGAAGTCCATCCTTAGAACCAGCATTAGATGTATGATATTGCATAATGCTTTGAGTATCGTTACTCAGTATCTCTACCTTAGTTCGATAAAACATATCTTCTAGTATTTCTTTTCCTTTAATAGCATCATAGACTTCACGAAAAGAAACTTTAGCCTGCTTCTCGTTGTTCGCCACAATTGAAACATTATATCGATCTATTCCGTGCAGCGGACTAATAAAGAAATGGCATAATGATGAAATTAAACCGTTTTTACCACCACCACGAGCCATCATAATTAAAAATTGCTCGTAAAAAACAGAATCATCTTCTTTATAGAAAAGAAAAACAAATGCTGTTAGGAACTTTTGGAATGCTTGCAATTCAAAGTACCATTTCTCAGTGAATTTTATATAGTCCTCATGCATTTCATTATCGAAATACAAATCATTGCGTATTAAGATGTATTTCTCCAGGTACTCAATTAGCATTATGCGCTCTTTATTTAGCTTAATTTTCCCTGCGCGATACATTTCAATATATTCAGTGACATATTTATTTTGAATCATGTTAAATCTTTAACTGAGCGCACAGATTTTGAAGGAACTTTCTTTTCTTCTGCCGATGCTTCTAATCCAAGTGCATCTAAAATCTTTATCATTCGATCATTTGTTTTGTGTAAATCATTAATAGAAGGATTGGATTTCGGACCATGCATGCCAGATACTTTTATTCCTGTTTCTTCAATATCATCAACAAGAATACACTTTAAATCCCACAACGATAAATAGTCTTGAATTAAGTCAGTATAATGATTACCTATAATCTTTTTTTCTTTCAATTGATTTGTTAGATCCTTTTCAATCCTTTTTCTCATTGTTTCACGCTTCACTCTAGCCACAATATCCCTCCCTTCTGATTTACATCGTTTTCCAATTTGATATAACGCGCGAATTTGCTTATAAATTTGAAAAATCGACCCCCTCCTCCGGTGCCCCTAAGACGAAATTTTGATGAAATATTTTAAGGGGGGGTGTTATTTTTGTTTTATTTTCACCATTTCTCATCATGTTCCCATTTATTTTGTTTCTTTTCGTACATTCTTCCATGTTCTTTGTTATGACAATTCACACAAACTGTTTCAAGGTTGTCTATGTCTAATGCAAGATTAGGATGATGTTCTAGTTCTTTTATATGATGGACAACGAGCTGTATCTTCTTACGCTTTGCACTCTCACTATACTCATTGGTATCTGTTTGAACTCGACCGTTTCGTTTACATTCCTGGCACTCATAGTTGTCACGCTTCTTTACTTGTTCGCGCGTACTCTTCCACTCACCGCTATCATAGAACTTACGCTTCTGTTGTTTGGTTTTGTATTCTTTCATAACCGATACAACTCTACCTGTTCTTCCACAATAGGATGATTATGCTGAATGATTTCAGTATTGCAACGCTTATTATCAGATGGTACATGTTCAATATGAATGTACGTTTGATTAATCTTATCCATCGATTGTGATTCCCAATCGAATGCAACCCGTAACTTTCTATCTATCTGTTTCCCTTTATAATGAACTATAGGTTTAGCATCTATATTAGTTAAAGTAACCGTTAGTAACGGTTCTTCATTAGTTTTTATATCGTCCGATTGTTTGTACTTCCCTAACTTAAACATATCTACAAAAGCACCATTACATTTCGGACAAACAGTTACTTCTTGATATTCATCTTCTGGCGCTTGATAAGTTTTAATTTGATAGTCACAAACTAAACAACATCTAGAAACATTACACATCTATCCTCACTCCTTACTTTCTTCTAAGAATGAATGGATAAGCTTACTAATTAAACTTATATCAGCTTCTTTCTTTGCCTTACGTGTTGTGTTATCAGACAATGCTTCTATTTCTTTAATCAATGGTGGTAACTTCTCCACATCAACATACTCTTTAAGTTCTTTCGCTTTGATAGCAGAAAAGATTGTACCAATAACAATTGCCTTCTCAAGCTTAGTTAGTTGCATCTATCCTCACTCCTTTTAGCAAACCGTCCTTGCTCTAATGCATTTAGGCTTACGATTTATAACCTGTGACTTCATTACTTTATGTTTAACATATCCGTATATTTGTTTCGGTGTTGTTGGTTCATATTCACAATTAATAGATTGCATGTAAAGTTCAGCCATCTCTTTTATCCATTCCCATGATTCTAAAATCCATTGACTAATCAATTCACATGCTTTATATAATTCATAGAACTCTTTTAATCGTTCTTCAATATTATCCTTCATCACCCTCACCCCTTACACTTAAATCCTTTCTCCATTTATCTTTTTCCAATAATTCCTTTATCGGCGTTTGTTCCAGATATTCCACAGAATAAAACATAGGTTTCTCACCATACAACTTATAATATTGAACATCTATTCCAGATTTTTTATGTGCTTTTCCAAGAGGTTTAAGGTATTTAATGTATGCTTTCTTATCAATAGGTATAAGACCAAGTGCAGCAATCTTACCGTTTAAAACGCTGTCCAATTATCCTCACTCCTTAATTGCTATTGATTTAATTAAAACTGTTTCGCTCGAATTTCTTCTCGTGTAAGTTTATTAGTTCGTTCAGCTATTGTTCTACCATCTAAAACCACGTCAAATTGAATTAGCATTTCACCTTTATTAGTAAACCTACCCATAACCTTCTCCAACTTCTCTAATGCAGCTACACATTCATTAGCAGCTTCAGTTACTTCCTTCATTTGTTTTAGTGCTTCAGATGTATCAGCATCGATATTAATCTTTAATTTGTTATTAGCCATTTTGTTCATCCTCCATTAATTCATATTCTCTTATTCTTGTAAGTGCATCCTCAAGAGTACCTAAGATATTATCCGCGCTATAACTTGCACTTACCTGTTTACTTAACAGATCAACCTTATCTTTTAAGTCCTCCACAGTTGCCGTTAATGTTTTAACCGATTCCTTTAATTCATGGTTTTCTTTAGCGACATTTGATAGGTATTCAAATTTCTTTTTCAATTTGATGGTTTGTAACATTACATCCATTACATACACCGCCTTTTTGAACTCCAAAATAAAAAGCACCCATTATGAGTGCTTTAATGATTCAATATGTTTATTAACTCTTTCATTACCTAACTTCCAATACTCTTCTTCCATCTCAAAACCAATGTAATTACGATTAGTATTAATACATGCTATAGCAGTTGTAAAACTCCCCATACAATTATCAAGGACTATTTCCCCTTCTTTTGTATATGTCTTGATTAGATATTCAAAAAGAGCCACTGGCTTTTGTGTAGGATGAAACGTTTTACTCTCACGTGGAAAATTAATAATCGACTTTGGATAGTTAGTATATTTCTTTACATATACATTATTTAAAGATTCATTATTTCTTTTGCCTAATATCTTCATCCTTCTTATTTCTTTCATTTGGATTGGCTTATCCAATAAGATCAAATCTTGCGGATAATACTTAGGTAATTTTTTATAGAATACCAGAACATTTTCATGATTCTTTAGCGGCATTCTATTTGCATTTGGAAACCCTGTTACATGATTCCCTTTTTTCCAAATCCATTCATAACGGAATAACTTCATATTTGAAGCGATCAACTTTGTTGTAAATGGTTGACTTGCCGTTAATAGAATAGCTCCATTATCTTTTATAATTCTTTCGTACTGCTGCCATAATAAATCAAAAGGAATAATGCTATCCCACTTACATGCTGTCGTCCCATAAGGTAGATCGCATAAAATCATATCTACACTTTTATCTGGAATCAGCTTCATACCTTCTAAACAATCCATATTAAATACTTGATTCAACATCTGTTATCTCACCTTTTCCTATTGTTTTTAATTTCATGAAAGCATTAGAAATCATTTGAACAATAGAATGTGGTACGTGAAGTTTTATCCTTCTTCCAATCACCTAATGTTGCTACACTGATCTGATCCAACACTATTAAGTAACTGGAAGAAGAGCAAAAGCCCTTCTCCGTTTACACAACGTAAATTGCAATTGAATGTGAAATCAAGAAACAACTATTCATCCAATCTGCAACCATCGCCACCGGTTATGACGATCCATTTTCAGAGGAATTTTGCAAGCAATGTTTTCCGCCACTTCTCACAATACAAATATATCACGTTGATTCCAAAACAACCGGCACATTTCCTGCCAAAAAGCGGTCACTACTCTGCCACTTTTTTTGGACTAACGAACTGTAATATTAAAGCAGATTTAAGTAATTGAAATAATTTAAGTGCATCTACCTTAGAAAGAGTATTATAGTCATGAAAACCATGAGCTATTGAATTACGGTTAAGGTTTGTTTCTAATTCGTCCGAACCATTAATAAACGTATTGTGAAAAGTTCTAAGAACTGATGCAACAAAGACACTATTAATTTTTTCTATCTCTAGCTCACGATATTCTTCCGGCTTAATCTTTTTATAAAGCCTCTTTATTTTAGGATTAGACTTAATCGATATCATTTCTTTTGTTATGTTCCCCTTAATCCAAAAGGTAATAACATGCTCAAACGCTGCAAACAATGGCATCATGCATAGTTTATATAAACCTAATTTGTAGGCTTCATAAGCTTCTTCAATTAAAGTTACATGAATTTCATACATAGGATTTCGAATTATTTCTGCCACATATGCTTCCAGATTTTTTTCCACATACTCTGATAAATTCTCCTCTTTTATATTACCGTTAACTAGAGATGTAGCAATCTCCATATCTAAACACCAATACTCTTTTTCATGATCAAATAAAACTCTATCAATCCGCTTTAATTCTTCTACTGCATCTTGATTCAATGCATCCCAATCTATATTTTTATATTTGTTTATTTGTTCTAATATCGGCTGGTATTGTTCTTTTATTCTTTTTTGCATTGCCTGCATTATTGGTTCGATTTGTTCGTTTATTCTTCCCCATATCTCCCGTGTTGGCTCTAATTGTTTATTTAATCTTTCCACTATCTCCCGCGTTGGCTCTAATTGTTTGTTAAATCTTTCCACTATCTCCCGCGTTGACTTGAATTGTTCGATTTCACTTTTTTTACCTAACACATCTCTATTCTGCTTTTTCTTATTTTCCCTCTTTAGATATCTTTTTTTCTTCCCCACACTTAGCACCTCTTTCCTATAAATATTCTATCATCAAAATATTTAAGGAAAAACATTACTTTAGCGACTTACCCATATGTTCTATTTTGTGTAACTAAGCCAAACGCTACAGCCCTTGATATTCATAGCTTCATAACACTTCCTCTTTTGAGTTACACAACACAATAAAAATGAGTAACTGTATAGAATTAAAAAGAAAAAAGCAATGATTAGATTTTAAACCTAGTCATTGCTTTGTCCATTGCATCTTGATTTACTCCTATATATCGTAATGTTACTCGTTGACTCGAATGATTAAATATCTCCATTAGCAAGGCTATATTCTTTGTCTGCATGTACATATGGTATCCGAATGTTTTACGTAGTGTATGTGTTCCAATCTCATCTAAGCCAAACTCTGCTGCTGTGGTACTCAATATCTTATATGCCATACTTCTTCCTATCGGCCTATTCTTTCCTTGTCTGCTCTTGATTAGATATTCCTGATCTTCCATCTCTTCAATGTACCATTTCAATTCTCTTCTTAATGCTGCAGTAATCTGAATTCGTTTCTGCTTACCTGTCTTCATTTCGCGCATTGAGATATGGCTTCCCTTTAAATCTCCAACCTTCAGTTTTAAAATATCACTAATTCGTAGACCTGTATTAATCCCCATTACAAACAAGATAAAATTACGCTCACTCTTTTCTTTTAAATACTCTTTAATTTGTTGTATTTGCTCTGGATCACGTATTGGCTGAACAAAATTCATTATTCAATCCCTCCAGTTTCTTCTGTCTCGTAAACTTCTAATCTAAGAGCAAAAGCAAGTTTATAAAACACCCTAGCCTTAACACGTCGATACGTACGTTCACTCATACCAATTTCGTTATAAACCATATAATCACATACATCTTCATCTTCTAAATAACGCTTAATGATAATATTTCTTTGATCTTCTCCTGCACGCCCATTCCCCAAACGATTTAGGAATTGATCGATACGAAATGACGTTTTCTTAATCCACTCTTCTCGTTCACTTTGTTGTATGTTAGCCATCGCTACATCTTCTAATGGCTTTCCTACATCATTTGTAGGTCCGTGATATCTAATTTCATAAGAAGGAGTGACTTTCATTTCTTCACGCATCATTCCAAACTGTCTATATAAACGTACATTTTCGAGAACACCTTCTAATTTTTTCTGTGTTGCTGATCTATCGATTTTTGGCAAGAAAGATAATTGTATAGTCATGTAAGACCACTCCTTTTTATTTTTTTATTACTTTTGTCTTACTGCTCCACGTCTCCGCTCATAGCAAGGTCTATGCATCCCCATCAAATTCTCAATTTCACGAGTGCTAAATTTCTCTTTTCGTTTTTTCTTATTTTTCTTCTTAGCCTGTTTTGATTGCTTTTTCCATTCACGTAACTGATCTTTTAGCGCCTTCATTTCCCCATCTCCTTTTTCAAAAATAAAAAGGACACCTATTCCTAAAACAGCTTTGATTGCCGCTTTAACGAATTGGTGTCCTCTAGTTTTCTAGCCGGACTATATTCAGTTTGCTTTCACTTTAAAAGGATTATTTTGTTTAAATCTTCCTTAAATCTTATTGTTACTCCTTAACACACAAACGAATTCCTGTATAATACAATTTAGTAATTAATAGGAGTGTTACATATGCCTGATACATTAAGAATCATTATTTATATCATTGTAGTAGTTGGTGCATTTGCTACTTTGATTAAAGAATTTAAAAAACCTCAAAAAAGTATCTTTTTGATTTTGTTCAATTTGTTAATTCTCATAGGATTTACATATTTACTAACGGATAAGTTGATATAATTTACATAGTAAATAATCCCTTTCCCTTTGAATAGAATCTAATATTACGTCAATACTATGGACACATGGTAGTCTTTCTCTGTTTTCCTTTGTTGAGCAGTTAGCTTTTGCTAGCTGCTCTTTTATGCTAGTGACGAATCAATTAGTAATGTTTTATTTTCGCTTGAATGAAAATCACAAGCCGCTTCAAAAAATTCTTTATCACCGTATTTTATAGTTGCAGTTATATATTTCGCGAAAGCTGTAGGCTTTTTAAGTTCTTCCGGCTTTCCTTCTGCCATAACATCTGCAATCGTAGCTCCTGCTACTTCAGTGTGATAAACCTCGTACGCCTTTTTCTCACTTTCCGCTGCTACCAACGCCCAATATTCTTGTTTATCAAACTCAAAGTATTTCATATCCATTCCCCTTTTCTACAAAATGAAATTTTTGTTTAGTTTTCTTACATAACATTTTCACTTCTGCTCATACTATGGTTGTAATTCGCAATTACAACAGCAACATTTGCTAAACACCGTTTTCTTTTCTTAACAGGACAGCTAGCTAATCATGCTAGCTGTTTTATTGTATAAAATGAAGTTTTTATTAAAAACCGAACATTATCCTTAAACAGCAGCTGCAAGTATTAATCAAATTCCGAACATTAAGCTTCATATTCATAAAACATATTGTTTGCGATCATCCAATTTTCACGTTCTGCCTGTGCAATCATTTCTTGTTCCGCTTCAATATCTAAACGCTCTTGCTCATTCCAAGTGTCTTTCATTTCATATTCTCCCTTTCTAATAAAATAGCGTTTTTGTTCAAAATAATGACCTTACCCATTTGGACACATTTACCAGTATTTTTACCAAAAAATTCATGATATGGTTATTTAGTCGAGTACGTCATTACTTGACAATTACCCTTAGAAACCCCGCAGACAAACGGGGTTTCTTTTATTCAAATCAAAATTCCCTTAAAAACTTCTCACATTTAAATCGGACAAGCATATGTTATTGTATGGAAGCTTTCCATTCATAGCATTCTACCTTTCTTATTTGAGAGCACACTTATATGTGTGCTCTTTTTTATTTAAGATAAAATAACGATTTTGTTATAAAATTTCACCTATCTAAAAAACATACATACAATATCTTGGGTATCCTTTTTCAACATTAGTTTTGGTCAGAGCGCCTTCCTCTCAAGGTGCTCTTTAATTTTCAAATAAGGATTTTGTAGTAATTACCACTCATCATGCATACGAATAATTTCTAGTTGTTCCTGCGTTATTTCCATAGCAACCGGATCATAGTGTTTCTTAATAAATTCCACATCATTATTAAATGGAAGGCTTTCCATGAACTTATAAAAGTTTTGTACATCCTCTTCAGTTGGCTTTTTAAAATCTGTTTTTATGATGTGAAGAGCATCAGTGATTTCTTGTGTGTCTAAAAACTCATCGCTCCAGTCACCGCAATCCGGGCCATTACATAAGTAACGGTTTTCTTTATTTTTAGCTTTAAATACAATTGTTGGTATTTTCATTCTTCATTCCCCCTTTGTTCATATTTTTGTAACACCTGTACAAGAATTTGTGTGTTAAACTAAGCTCATTCGAAGAAGTCATTCGTTATTGGCCCGAAAATTCTTGATACCCTATCCCCTGCCCTAGCTCCCCTTGCTAGGGCTTTATTATTTTCCATTCAAATAACTATTTTGTTAAATTTCATAAATACAATCGCTTGTCCATTTCGCTTTGTTTGACTTCAACATTTACTATTAGTAATACGAATTTTTTAGAGGTGAAAATATAATGGACGAATTTTTATCTTCCGCTGCAGTAAACCCTAGTTCGATTGGACCAACACTTCCTCCCATCCCACCATTCCAATTTCCGACTGGTGCTACCGGGCCAACTGGGCCGACTGGGCCGACTGGACCGACAGGACCAACTGGGCCGACTGGGCCAACTGGGCCAACTGGGCCAACTGGGCCAACTGGGCCGACTGGGCCAACTGGGCCGACTGGGCCGACTGGGCCGACTGGGCCGACTGGGCCGACTGGGCCGACTGGGCCGACTGGGCCGACTGGGCCGACTGGGCCGACTGGGCCGGCCCTATTTTTCACTCCCCTTGCACCAGAACCTGATTCTATAGATCTTCCACCAAATACAAATAACATTCTAATAATGGAGGTCTTTGTCCCTATAGAAAATATAGGTGACAAAGTCCTATTAAACTCGACAATCGGTACAGAACTTCTTGTTCAAATAGGTGCAGATGAAGGCACATCCTTTAACGTAGATGCTATTACGTATCAGTTATTCCGTGATGATGTGTTGCTGACAGATACACTTGTATCCGGAAAATACGAAGTAGGTGCTAATATAGATATGATATATTCTTTTAACTCCACATTTACATGGATAGATCATCCAACGGACCCAATATTACCAACAGGTCCGGTTCATTATCGAGTTATAGCGAATATAGGGGATTTAAGTGACACTATAACATCTGCTCAAGTCAGAAACCGCGGTTTTTCTGCTGTAATACATCCCATTGGTCCAATTTAATTAAAAGTAGGAATTACACATCCCACTACGAAAATGTAAATGCAAAATTTTCTACGTTTAATCAATTGAGCAGTTAGCTTTTGCTAGCTGCTCTTTTTCTATAAAATTCAAATTTTAAAAGAATGCTAGTTGACCACCCGGTCTTTCCAGCAAAGAAACACGTTCCTGCTCTGGTGTTTCTTTAATTTCTTCTTGCTCTGCTGCTAATTCTTCAAAATTAGCAAACCAATGTATTGGAAAACATCCACATAATTTTTTACGCTCGCGATCATGCCAGAAGAAACAATGATTACCTTTAGGCTTTATAATGTAATCCTTAAGTGGTTTATTTTTATAACCTTTTGTTCGCCAAATCAGTTGCGCTCTATACAGTAACCCTTTATCTAAATTAGGCTTATTAACTTGTGGTTCTGGTGTCCAAACACCTTTTTCCACCACCTGAAATCTCTCTGCTGGGTAACATCCAAAATGCGACTCTTTACGATCAAATTTGCTGACAAAGTAATGATTGGGCTTTGCTGGGAATAAAAAATATTCTTCATTTATTCCCAGTAGCGCTGAATGGTCTACATCTATGCATATACCTTTCATTGCCTAATACCCGTTATTCTGGCGTTGATGATTTACTTCGTTCTTCTTGTAATAGCCTTGTTCAATTTCTTCAAATGTGAATCCTAATTTCCTACCTAACCCTAAGAAGGAATATAGTAACTCTTCATACAGCTCGATATCTTGAGTTGCTCGAAACTCTGATACAGCTTCATATACATTATTAAATTGATTAACTATAGAATTTGATGCGTAAACTCTTGACTTAAGTTCCAACATTGCTAAATTATAATTTTCAGGTTTAAATCCAATACCATTTCCTAATGATGCTATAAAGTGCAACCCGTCTACATATTCCATTAAAATGACTTCTTTTTCACTAGGACCTTTATTGCTCCAATGCTTAAAGCATCTTGTTTCATTTGCAAGTTCTCCAATTTCAACCTGTAGAGCAAGAATCATATTGTAAAATAAATTTTGCCCTTCCAATCCATGATCCTTAACGATGCTTGTATCCAATACCTTTTGCATTCCAAATATTTTAGTTAAGTTCATTTCGATTTCCCCTTCCTATTTAGCAAATCCCTAATCCTATCGGACGATTTTCAATTAAATACTTATCGGCCTGATCTATTACAAGGAGCGCAACCTCCGCTTGGTGCCTCCTTAACACTTTTGCCATCTTTGGCAAGCTCATGCCTTGACTCCACATTTCACGAAAACGAATGACATCTCTTTCATCCCAAATGAAGTTAGCTTCTTCTAAAGCAATGTATACCTTCAACCGTGATTCCTTCATCGCTTCATGATTTCTTGCTACACTCATAATTGAACCTACTTTCTTAGCAAATAATTAATCTATCTTTTCATGAGAAGTGGTTTTGACATGTCCAACCTTACCGCTAACCCAAACTATTACTTGTTCACCATATCCACTTGCTGGTGGATTAAAAGAAAGGATTACTCCATCCTTAACCACATAGGTTTTATTACTTGTAACATCAATCTCTTTTTTCATATGTCCATCTCCCTTTTACTAACGCATGTATTCGACAACATCAGGTTTAAAGCCACTTCCCAAATAAATCCTTACTGGAATTGTTTCTTTTTTATCCCTTGCTGCCTTACACAATTCTTCCGCTGTTTCCCAATTAAACAACTTATCTACAGCTCTTTGAAATCTCCAAATTGCCATTACATATTGTTCAAAGATGTCATAGCGATCATCTTGTTTAGTTGTGCGTGGTAATTCATCCGTACCCTTTGCATTTCTTGGAACTTGGACACGTACATCTGCAAATGTAACGCGTCCAGTTCCTTTCTTTACATTTGCTTTCATTACATCGAACTCGCAAATTGCTGGCTCTACATCGAAAATGTTCAATTGTTTAGGCATGAGCTTTCTCACTCTTTTGAAGAATGTCCAGCAATTCACTTGCACCTTCCCTGCTCAAAAACATTCGTCCGTCCAGCAATTCTATGTTTGATTCGGAAACTTTACCCGTTACTAAGCATGACTTTTCATGTTTTCTTAAAACAATGTTTTCCCCTTCAACATGAAAACCTAATGCTGTACCTTCAGCAATCCCCAAAGTTCTGCGTAACTCAACCGGAATTACTACACGCCCTAGCTCGTCCACTTTTCTTGCAACACCTGTGTTTTTCATAATTTGCTCCCCCCTTGTTAACTTACTTTTTGTTGTTGATTACGTTGTAACTCTTGCTTCATTGACTCGAATTTTATTAACCATGCTTTCCAGCGCTTTTCATTTTCTTCTTGTTGTTGCTTTGCTACTTCACAGTTACAACCTTCCGTTAGACCTACACCTGGATAAATTTCTTTACGAATAATTCCTGTATTACGGCATAATTCACACATTGTTATTCCCCCTTTTTGAAATTGCGTAATCTATAATTATCCCCATGCATTTCTAACATTTCAGCGTTTTCCATCATCCGACTAAAATCTCGTTCTCCATACATTCCTGCTAATTCACCGATTGTAAAATTAGTAGTGAATAAAGTACTTTTACCTATACGGCTGTCCACAATTTCATTTGTCTTCGTTTGTTTCCAAGTAACGCCTTCTTTATCTTTCTCCGTAAATTCCGCTCCAAAATCATCGATAATTAAGACATCAACTTTTGCTAGTAGGGACATAAGCTTGTCCTCTGTCATTTCACTGTTTTTATTCCAAGTTGATTTGATTTTGGTAAATAGCTTATTCATTTGAATAAACATTGCACTGTGACCCTTTTTCATAAGTTCTTTAGTGGCTGCCACACACAAATGGCTTTTCCCTACTCCGTAATCACCCGTTATTATCATGCTTGTTGGTTCTTCTCTATTGAATGAAGTAACAAAATCGATAATCTTTTCTTTTGCATCAGCCAATTCTTTTTTAGTTGGTACATAATTTTCAAATGTAGCTTTTTTGAGTTTGTCATTTATTAAGCTGTTATCAGCAAATGAATCATACAAATGAATGATTTCATTTTTCTTTTTTATAGCTAGTGTCTCTATAGCTAATTTCTGATCTTCTTTTTCTACCGATCTACATTGAGGACAAAATTCCTCATTTGTTTCTGTATCTATCAACATTCGTTTACTGCAAACGTCTTTAAATTTTTCTTTCCCTACTAAAAATACATTCGTGCATCTATTAGGCGACAACACATATCTTTGATTAACGTTTCTTGAAGTCGTATTTGTCGATGAAGCTACTATCTTTTTGATTGCTTGCATTAGTTGGACCTCCTTTAAAAATTCCTTTTCGTTGTACAGACTTTTCGTTTAAATAACTTTCGAATTTAGTTCCAAATAATGTGATAGGTCTTAAATAGCCACTCATTTCCGTATTATCAATCCATTGTGAAACCTTGATGTCAATTACCTGTTGAAAATGAGTTAATCTGAACCCTTCTTTCCATCTCACTCTAATTAAATCCTGAGTTTTTTTAGATGTATATTTATAATTGGTTTTTGCTTTCATGTTGAGATAATCAACAATTTCTTGATATGGAATAGATTGAGCGTTGTCCTGAGTTTTTTCAGGACTATATTCTTGTTTTACTTCTTTATCTAAATCTTTATCTAAATCTTTATCTATGTCCGTTACGCCATCGTTACTTGTAACGTTACAACTAAGTGTTTGTTGTTTTTTTCTTTCTCGATGTGCCGCTACTCGTTTTCTAGTGTCTTCTTTGATTTTTTCTAAACGGTCTAGATTCTGATGGTTTCCCCAATTAACAACATTGATGTAATGATTATCGTCAATATCAATCATTCCAAATTTCTTAAAAACACTTAGTGCCATACGAACTGTATTTAAAGGTCGATTAAAAAGCGTTGCTAGCATATCTTCCGTATATGGGATATTCTCGTTTAAAAAAATATAACCACTTGCATTTGTTTTACCAGCTTGAGCTAACAACTTGATCCAAATGATTAATAATGTATCAGCTTCAGGCATGCTCTCAATTAGACGTATTTTTTCATCCTCAAACATCGTTGTTGAGAGCTTTATCCATTTCACTTTTACTTCAGACATAGTCCTTACCTCCTTGTGCAAACTGCTATGTGCGCTTGTCCACTGTTAATAATTCGTTGAATATCATAATACGGATAGCCAACTATGAAGTATTGCTCAATCATTTGCTTAAATTCATCTTTGCTTTTTGCTAATCTCCAGAAGTTATTTGGTAATAGCACTTGATATTCAATTAAATCCATGTACTATTCCCCTACTTTCCGTGATATACTTATAACAACTTATTTTTTTCAAAAGGACCCATTGCCGTGGGTCTTTTATTTTTTTCTACATCACTCCAAGCCCATTTCTTTATTGGTTCATAAGTAATGTAAAGCAACCATGCACTGCATGCGATAAATATTGCGAATACAACTAACGATGTTGTATCTTCCACTAAATCACCTCCTTTTGTGCTTCAAGCCAAGCTTCTAAATCCTTTTGTAGGAAAAGTAGTTTGCGCCCATCTCTAATCACTGGAAACTGTGGGTGGTTTGCTAATTCATACATTCGACAAACTGCTATGTTTAGATAAGCTGCCGCTTCTTTCACTCTCATTACTTTATTTGGTTGTGCTTGTTGTTGAAATGAAGCTAATGCTGCTTGAATTTCCTCTCGGACAACTTCGCGAATTGATTCTTTAATGATTTGATCTAATCCCATTACTTTCTGCTCCTTTCAAAATAGCCAATTTATATTAAAGACAGATAATCATACTCACCTTGGTCGCCATGCATTTATGTATGAGATCGCTTCGTTGAAATCTTTCTGCAAGTTGTTGCATAACTTGTAATTGATTCAATTTCTTTCCTCCCTATTCGTTTTTTTGAGACGTCTCTTTTTGAGACCTTTAAGATAAAAAAAGAGACTATTTTGTTAATTCATCAATAGTAACTTCATACAAACCAGCGAGTAAAGACAATCTATATAAGTTAGGTTCACGCTTTCCTGTTTCTACTTGTGAATATGAGTTTCTATTCGTGTAACCCATCGTTTTAGCCACTTCGATCTGTGTGAAACCTTTAGAAAGTCTTAGCTCCCTAATCTTTTCAGTGTTTAATTTCATTCGGTATCACCCTTTGTTCGTTTCGTTAAATTGAGTATAGCATATGGGGTCTCTTTTTGAGAACCCCTAATTTTAAAAATAATAAAAGGTTTTAAAAGTGTTGTCATTTCGAGAACATATTTGTTAAATTTAAGATATAAGGAATGTATTTATATAATTATTTTTGGTGTTAGTAAATAAAAATTACTAATAAATATTAAGGGGAATAAAAAGAATGGATTACAAATTAATCAGTAGACGTGTAAAAGAAATCAGGACTGACATACTGCAACTTAGTCAAAGGGAATTTGCTGAAGCTTTAGGGATACAGAGTAGATCCGCTGTTTCGATGTGGGAGAATGAAGGAAGTACAAAATGCCCATCTAAAAAGATGAGCTTAGAAATTGCGAAGCTTGCTAATGTATCTGTTTCTTATGTACTAGGCGAATCAGATGAAAAGAATCCTGATGTTGCTGCGAAAGACGAATGGGAAAACCTTATGATGCAAGTTAAAACAAAATCACCTGAGAAGCAAAAAGAACTTTTAGATCTTATTACTCACTTAGTTAAGATAACTGGCGATTGATAGCTTTATGTGCTACCAATTGCTTTTTTTATTTCTGATAGTATATCGAAAGATACTGAATCCCCTTTTTCAGCACTGTTCATTACTTCTTTTAGTACATCCCCAAATTTATCAACTACAGCTTTGCTTTCTAATTTCTCCATCCCTAAATCCTCCAATATTATTTTTATAGTTTGTGAATTGTTCACATAATTTCGTTTTCTCTGTTTTTAGATAAAAACCGAACTTCCCCTAAAAGCACGAAATGCGACCATCCTTTTCAGGACAATCGCATTTTTTATTGATTATATATAAGAACCTTAAAGGCCGCCTCCGCCAGGTTCGTTTGAATACAAAATAATATTTTCATAGCTTGCTGCTTCTTGTTTCGGTTCTTCAACTTTTTTCTCAGCTGAGAATGCAAACGCTCCAGCAATTGCTAAGATCGGTAAAAGCATTAAAATCTTTTTCAATAAATTCACCTCTTTCTATAAAGTTAATTATACCATTTTTTTAAAAATCACCCAAGTATAATTTAGGTAAATTTGCATAAAAAAGACTCTTTTTTTGTAAGAACATCATATACGATTTTTCTAATAATGATTTATCGTTTAAAGCTAATCCCATATAACACGTTTGGAATTCGTTTAATGCTCCGTTTTCTTTTTCAATCTCTAATAAATACATTTTTGCTTTTTCTTTGTTTCCTTTTTGTATTTCTAAATACACATGACCATCCTTATCTAATCCAGAATACACTTCTTGTATGTCCCGGTAATGGTGGATTTTTAAGAAGATTATCGTGCTTTTAATTCTTTCTTTTTTTCTTTCAATATCTTTCTCGCCAGCAAACATTTCATCATTTAACACTGATAAGCTTTTTTCTAAGAACATTTTCGCCTTTGAATAATCTTCAAATATATATGACTCTCCCATATTGTAAAAAGAGTTAGCTTTTTGTATAAAAAAACCGTTGTTTGCATCACACATGTTCATTAATTCAATGCATGACGATCTAGCTTGTTTTACTTCATTTTGCATCATGTAAGTGACAATTAACACTTCTTTTATTCTGACTAAAAAACTGTTGTAAATAAATTTATTCTTTATTTCTTTTACATTTTTTTCAGCAATACTAATACGTTTAAACAACTTTTTATATTCTTTCGTTTGATACAACGTTTGGCATAAAAGGATATCGATTAGAACTTTCATTTCCCATGATGAAACATCACTCTTGCACTCTTCCAATTCATCATAAAAATCCTCAGGGCTATATTTTTCTACATCCTTACAGTGTTTAAAGACAATTTCGTATACTTTCGCAAATTCCTGGTTAATTTCAGTAGTGGAACTTTTCTCAATATCAGTTATCACTTTTAAAGAATCGAATTCTCTTCGGAATGCAGCGTATTCTAAAGCTTCTCTTCTATTCTCGGGTTTTGCATGCATTAAGTAATCTGAGATCATGTCATCTTTCAATACAACGTAAGGTTTCTTGTAAATCTTCATAATTATTTTGATTAAGTAATTAAAACTCATTTCTGTTTTTCCGTTCAAAATACTAGAGACTGTACTTTTTGCAATCCCTAAATACGAAGCTAAGTCATTATTGGTAATTTTTAAAGCAAATAAATCATTGTTGATTTTTTTTAATAACTCCATCATCACCTGATCTTTTTCATTAGTTATTGTGCTATTATCCACTGTTTTGCTCCTCCTTGTCGGAACAAAAAGACACGTTATACCCAGTTTGTTACATTTAGAGGAAAACGCGTCACTACATTCAAAAGATGTGTTATAATTTATGTAAGACTTGCAGTAAGTGTTTTCCCTAGTGAGGTTAGGGAAAGCGGTATAAGAGTGTTAGCGCACTACTTATACACGCTGTGAGTCTTTTTTACGTCCGTTTATTTTAATGTTTTCATAATATCACATTTTTTCCAAAATTCAGTCGTGTGATTATCAGAAAAATGTTGAGAAAGTTTTAAAAATCGGTATATATCAACGTTTCCTGAATGACATAAAAATAAATATGCAATTGTGCATTTAACGTATAAAGTCCTCATATGCATATTTTACCACAAAACCGAACTTTTGTTCTTATTGTTTCACAAAAGACTTAAAAATAATCATTTTTCGTTATAAAGTTTCTTAATTAATCGTTCCATCCAAATATATACCATCAACTTTACTTGTTCGCTTATAATTGTCACAGATAAAAAAGGTGGTGAATAATCATTGCTTAGCGAACGCCTGGTATATTTTCGCAAGAAAAATAAATTAACTCAAAACGATGTAGCTTACCATTTAAATGTTGTCCGTTCAACATATACCAATTGGGAAGCCGGACGATCCGAACCAGATATCTCAACTTTAATTAAGATTTGCGATTTGTATAACATCAGCATTGATAATTTAGTTGGCAGAGAATATCGTATGCCACCTCAATTTGAAGTGATATTAGATCAAATATCTGATTTAGACACTGAACCCCAAAAGAAAGTATTAAATCTTTTGGTTGAGTACACCTATTTGGTAAAAAAATATTTCATGTAGACTTTATGCTTTCCAACTTTGTCCATACGTACTTTTAAAACATCATATCAATTAACTGTGTAAAATGAATTACTAGCGTTGCAGCGCTTGTTATTTCAAATTAAAGATATATGTTTGATTTCATAATAAAAGAAATCATTTCCATTTTCAAATTGTAAAACTCTCTTCTTTTTACAATTTAAGAAAGAGAGCCGATGCTCTCTTTTTTTTGCAATAAACAAAGAGCCGTTAAGCTCCTCCTATGTACTATTTACCTGTTCCTGAATCTAACCTTACTTTCCAGCCACCAGGATCAGTTACTTTGTGTCCACCTGGATCCTTTGTGAATTCTCCCATATCCTTATCCTCCCCTCCTCATTTGAATCTGCTAATATTCTACTATTATTTAACATCGACTGACAATCATATCCTATAACTGAATTTGTTCATATATGGTAAAATATAGTCAGTTTCTATACTTGTAATATTCAAATTCACTTTAAAATGGAATAGCTTATCTACCAATACAAAATTAATTGTTTCAATGAGATGAATTACGCGTAATTTAAATTAGTTATCACTATTTTTAAGCCAAAAATTATATGGAGTGAAATAACATTGGAAAAATTTAATATTAAAAAGAAAAAACTTAATACAAAATCTATTACAGAAATAAAAGCCCATAGAGAAAACAGAGAAGATTTATATAGTTTTTTATATAACTTTGTAAAAAATATTACTAACCGTTCTAATTGTCTCATGCCTTCTTTCGAGAATTTTAATTCCGATAATAAAGATACGAGTTCCAATACATATTTGCAAACTTCTAATGGATTATATATCAGCTCATTAGTTACCTGTTGGGAAACTTTCTTCAGAGATTTATTTATTTTTTTAGTGGAAGAAGACGCAGATATCCAAGAAAGAGTGTTTAAACTCTTTAAAGAAAAACAAATTGAAATTTCAAATGAAGATTATTCTATGGCTGAATTAGCTAGTAAACAATTCAACTTTCAAAACTTAGAAGATACATGTACAGCATTAAATTTTCTTTTCAACAAGAATAAAACAAATATTACGTCCTTTATATATCCCGCTTTAAAAAATACTACATATATATTTAGCGAGCTAAACTATTTTTTACATCTTACACATGAGAAAAAAGACGTGGCTACTGAATTATATAAAGTATTAGTAAAAGCATTTGATATAAGGCATAAAGTCATTCATGATGCAAACTTTTATCCAACCTTGAGTTTAAATGAGCTTAAAATTATTGAAGATTGTTTTGTGATTTCCCCCCAAATTCTCGCAAGTTGGGTTGCAAAAATATATAATTTGAAAAATTTTGTATATAGTAATCACCTTAATACCCTATCATTAAAACAGGAGATTGCTAAAGGGGAAAGTATATATATTTTTAGTATCTATGATGTAACAAAAGCCGTGTTTACTGTCTCTGATCATAATTAATAAATTCACATTTAATATAGCTATTTTTATATGCTAAAATATATCCATCGCTGATATGTCCAACTATGTAATTTTCATAGCAGCAAAATTACAACTAGACTTACACAACATGATTCAAAACAAAATGAAGGAGTGTTTTAAGTGAAAGGACATATTCGAAAAAGAGGAAATAAATATTGCATCGTTATTGATATCGGGGCTGATCCGGAGACAGGAAAAAGAAGACAAAAGTGGTTCTCTGGATATAAGACAAAAAAAGAAGCTGAAAAAGATGTAGCGAAAAAGATTACGGAGTTGAATGAAGGGACTTTTATCGAACCGTCTAAAATTACTCTAAAGGATTATTTGTTAGAGTGGTTAAAAGTAAAAGAAATGGAAGTCGATAAAAGTACGTATGGTGGTTACGAATGTATTGTTTTAAAGCATCTTATTCCTGCGCTTGGAAAAAACAACCTTAATAAACTGAATGTGATACAGATTCAACAATTTTATAGAAATTTAACTGAAAAATTATCTAACAGTAGAATCATATTGATTCATAGGATTTTAAACACTGCATTAAATCAAGCTGTTGCACAAAATTTAATCATCACAAATCCTGCTAGATTTGCAGCGAAACCCAAAAAAGAAAGCACCTCTATCCAAACTTGGACAGAGGAAGAAGTAAAAACTTTTTTGTTACATTCACAAAACTCACGATATCATACTGGCTTTATTCTGGCAATAACAACAGGAATGAGGCTAGGTGAAGTTTTAGGGCTACGTTGGCAAGATGTTGATTTCGATAACCACACAGTTACTATTAATCAAACATTAGGTCATGATAATAAAATTAAACAAAGCGCTAAATCAAATTCTTCTAAACGCACTTTACCTATACCGATAGAAACTATAAATGCTTTAAAGGAACACCACCTATTTATAAAAAAAGAAAAATTGAGATTTGGAAATGCATACAGCGATTCCAATCTGATTGTTTGTACAATGAGTGGGAATTTTGTATACAGAGACTATTTCCGAAAAAGTTACTATAAAATAATCCAAAAAGCTAACGTGCCAAAAATAAAATTCCATGATTTAAGGCATACACACGCAACTCTATTATTAAAGCAAGGTGTAAACCCGAAAATCGTTAGCGAAAGATTAGGACATTCAAATATATCTATGACATTAAGTATATATTCTCATGTTCTTCCGAATATGCAAGAGGATGCTGTTAAAAACTTCGCAAAAAACATTTTCGGATGACAATGTTTGCAAAATGTTTGCAATCCATATATACATAGTCTTCAAACCCTTTATATATCAAGGATTTAAAGGCTATGTATTACAATACCACGTA